ACATAGGGTTTGTCCTAATACACAACCATGTTTTTTGGTTTAACAATAGAGGCTCAACAACTTAGGAGCGTTCAATGAACACACAAGCCTTGAAACAAGTACGCAGCCTGTTCTGCGTTGACGGAGTGCCAGTTAGTACACAGCGACACAATTGCCGCCAGTGGGTTAGGTCAATTCGTTTCCTTGGAGACAAATGGCTGTTGGCAAAGAAAGTAAAGCGTGTATGACCGAAAACGATCTGTACGCAATGGGCATGGAAAGCCCAACAGCTTGGGCAAAGATGGAAGAACTTTGCAAAGCGTTTAACATCCCATACCCACCACAATTTAAGGAATCAAAATGAATGTCTATCAAAAACTCAACATGGCTCGCAGTGAGTTCCACAAGATTGAGTTGAAGAAATCAGGCCACAACAAGTTTGCTGGTTACAAATACTTTGAACTGGCAGACTTTGTTGTCCCGGCTCTTGAAGTATTTAGCCGTGTGCGTCTTGTCAGCGTCATCAGCTTTTGCCACGATGTTGCCACAATGACCATCATTAACATTGATGAGCCATCAGAGACAATCGTTATCACCAGCCCAATGTCTGAAGCCAATCTGAAGGGCTGTCACGCTGTTCAAAACCTTGGTGCTGTGCAGACATACTTGCGCCGATATTTGTGGGTTGCGGCTTTGGAAATCATTGAGCATGATGCTATTGATTCATCCAAGCCAGTTGAAGAAAAGAAGGTAATCATCACTCCAGCACAAGGCATTGCTGACAGCTTGCCAGCGGAGGAAATGGAATACCTAAAAGAATTAGCGGAAGATTTAACCGCTAATGTGTCCGAGGGCGATCCTAAGAAGGCTTTGGCAAGGCTTGAAGGGGAGAACCTAGAGGCAGATCAAAAAGTAGCGTTGTGGACGCTGTTAGACAGCAAAACACGCAGTGCAATTAAGAAAGCAAAGGAATAATCATGCAATACGACAACAGCAATCGAGGGGCTATCTTCAAGAATGATGATAAGCAACAAGACAATCACCCCGACTACAAAGGTAGCCTCAATGTCAATGGCGTTGACTTGTGGGTATCAGGTTGGCTTAAAACAAGCGAGAAGACGGGTAAAAAGTTTTTGAGCCTGTCAGTCAAGCCAAAGGACGCAGCGCCCGTTAAAAAGGCTTCTAAGCCTTCTCGCGGGTTTGACGATATGGATAGCGATGTGCCGTTTTAGACTAACCAAGGAAATCAAATGAAAAAACTTGTTATTGGTGTTTACCTTGCAACTCTTGCCACAATGACTTGGGCATCTTGCAGCACTCACACATACTTTATCAACGGTAGAACAGTGATTTGCACTGTGTGTTGTTCAGGCAATAACTGCACCACCAACTGTTTCTGATTAACGGGCCGAAAGCGGATGCTGCTAGGGACTCCTAACCCTACAAGCTGGCTGGGGTGAATCCAGTCAGACCGCAGACGCAGCGAGTAGGCCCACCTACAAGGAAGAAAATGAGTTACGCACAAACTGAAATGAAGGTCGTTCAATGGGGTGAGGCTAGAGGGATTGTTCAAAACAGCAACCCCAAAGCACAAGCTAGAAAAACTCAGGAAGAAGTCCACGAGTTGTTTGATGCAATTGAAAACAATGACCGAGAGGCCATGATTGACGCATACGGCGATATTCTCGTTACCCTAGTGATGGGTTGCGCCACTGCTGATCTTGACCTTGTGACTTGTTTTAATCACGCCTATGAACAGATTAAAGACCGCAAGGGCTATCTGACACCAGAAGGCATCTTTGTGAAGGAGTCGTGATGCTTTGCGATATTTGCCAAGATATGAACAGTTGTGGTGGTGGCAATTTATGTCCGAACTTTCAGCAATCAGCCCTTGATAAACAAGTCTCAGGCAGTCACTACAAAGACAAAGGCATCCAGCCAATCGTCTATATCCATGCAAATAATTTGAGTTTCTGTGAGGGTAATGTAGTTAAGTACATCACCCGTCACAAAGAAAAGAATGGTGCTGCTGACATTAAAAAAGCAATCCATTACTTGGAACTCCTACTGGAATTGGAATACAAAGATGCGGCATCTTCTGTTTGATGTTGCTCGATGTGATCCTGAAGTGCCAGATAACTTCTGTCGCAATTGCAAACGATGGCTCAATCACCCTGAACAAGTGCTTGGGCCACGAACACCAGTTGTTACCGTAGAAACAAGCGCATCAGAGGCTTGTATATACGCACCAATCAGCCGCCTAGAACAGCCAAGGCGTGGTTAGTGTGCTTAATACGGTCATCAAGACCGATAGTCCCACCATTGATTTTCTTGGTCAATGCGATGTGATTCAATACTTCAGCCAAAGCATTTAATCGCTGTGTGTTCCAAAAGAACCCAGCGGTTAGTGCTGCGTACTGAGGTGTAGCAACAAGATCAGGCTCCATCACCAAATCAACGCCCAAAGCCTTGCCAGCATGGAAGTAGTTAGCTGATCCTGTCAACTGGATACAGCCACGACCACGGAAGCGATAACCGTCACCAGAGGCTTCATCTCTGTTGCCCATACGATTCGAGTACACGCTGTTGGCAATTTTTCGCGGATTACGCTCGTACTGTTTAGCAAACTCAAGTGAAGGAAAACGCTTGGGCCACAGCTTCATCAGAGTCTCAGCACGATAGTTGAGGTTTTCTTCCAGCATCTTGAAGTGACCACATTCGTGACCACACTGCCCGATAAATGCGGCTTGCTGACGAGGCGTAAGAATATCAAAACGCTCAAATGTTTCGTTCAGCGGATCAACCCACTTAGAGTCAATATGCAATGCCTTGAGTTGTTCAGCGTTGACCATTTACGATTTTCCTCATTTCGTTGTAGGAGTCGATACAGGCGTTGAGTTGGTTGATGGCTTTGTCTCCGTCTGCGGCGATTTGGGCAATGAGTTGGAGGGTTTCTCGCTCGGAGTCAGAAGGTTGATTAGCCTGTTCGTCAGGTTTGGCTCTTTCTTCTGCGCTATTTCCGCTGGCAACGGGGGTACTTGCGGGGGCTTGTACACAACTTGAGGACGGGAGCCGCATCCTGCCAGTAGCAATGAGGCGATTAAGATCAGTTTGTTTTTTGTTGACAACATCATTAGCCTTTCTTAATTCTTCATCTTTCTGATTGACAGCAGTAACCATCTCTTGTTCTTTGGCACGAGATTCCTCATTCTTTCGAGCAATCTCTACTTGCATCTCAGCATCACGCTGTGTCCATCCTTTGTGATGGCCTGTGAAGTAGGTAGAGACAACAAGGATTGCTGCCCCACCGATAACCCAAGGAAGTGGTATGCCAAACATCATTTTTCCTCAAGCCGAGCATAAGCAAGCACTCGCCGTTCTTCATCGTCTTCAAGATGATCTGGCGGTGTTGTAGGCGGTGGGCCGGGAGTCCAAGATTCATCCAACTCAGGGTTTTTAAAGCCCATCCAGTTGAAGTCAGGAAGGCTTGATTGTGTTGGGCTTATCGGGCTTTGCGGCTGAGGCACAGGAACCGCAGCCGCTGGTGGCTTTGGGGAGAATGTTTGCGCTGCCGCCCCCACTGCTCGTTTACCCACAACCCCACCGATACCACCCACAATCAGCAGAACAATGTCGTTCAGCATCTTTGTATAGGCTTGGTCAATTGGAGCCATTGCCTTAATCGGTTGCGTAACAAATGTTACTGAGTAAAGCAATGCGCCGACAATAAAAGTCAGAATGAGCGTAATCATGATGACTACGAAACCCCATATCCTGACCTCGATTTCGTCAGCGGACAGGTGTTGGCTCTGAGGCTGGTCTAGTTTGCTCAATTTGTTTCTCCAAGACAGGGGCTACAAGATACTCTGGACAAGTCTGCGTAAACTGGCAACGAGGCTTCTGACATTGCTCTTTGTAGAAGTTGTCAGGGTTTTGGCAGAAATAGCGGTACTGGTCTTGGCAAGCAGTCAAGGCCAAACACAACATTAAGATTTTTAGGACTTTCATTAGCCTCCAAATGGAATGTTGGATTTTATGAACTCAATGATGGACTTGGAATCTTCCACAGGCAAGACATACAAAATGTCGAGCAAGTGGTGAACAATGATGGCTGCACAGCAAAACTTGAGGAATCGGTCAAACCCAAGTTTCCAATCTGTGCCAACATCGAACCACTTGAGAAGTTTCCACACATCTCAACACCCGTTCTTGCGACAGAAGGAGAACAACTCCCAACCACCCCACATCAGCCCACAGAAGATAACAACTGAAATGATGACCGCAATAGCAGTCTCCAGTTCTTCCTGATCCTTTTGCTTCTTGCGCCGAGCGTCTTCCTTGGCCTTACCAGCGGCTTTAGCGGCCTCTGCTTCCATGACCGTAGCCCGAGCCTTGATCTTCTGCCAAACATCCATCTTGTTGGCGTTCCAGAATAGGCGTTTGAGGTCTTCTTCAAACTCTTTCTGTGAGTCAATGGCAAGTTCAATCTCAAGAGCCTTGCCCATAGAAGAACCGCCAAATGTCCCTGCTTTGGCAGCTTCAGCAGACGCAATGGCATTGGCCTTTGCATCAAAATACTTGCCAAGCATTGGAGCCAGAGACTCCACACTCTGAGCAGTAGCACTGGCCTTTTTGACCAGAGACACCGCCTTATTA